GTTTCACCACTTAAAACTGATTTACTGTACAGTTTATCAATATTATCAAATATACCCGTTCTATTAATAACGTTAGGAGTATTTGCCAACTCAGCGGCAACTGCGATCTCCATTCTTTGTTGGTTAAGATCCAATTTGATTTCATCGTCAGAGAAACCAAGTATGTGTTTTTTAGCCCAAGCATTAGATACAGGTGCAATTCCCTCAATTTTTGTAACAGCATCTCGATACAATAACATTTTTTCTTTCCAAACTTCCACAGTAAGTAAATCAGCTTGTTTTGATGGATTGGTCAAAGACAATTGAAATGAACCTAGTTCATCCTCAAACCCTAAAAGAAATAAATGAATTATTGCGATTTTATTTAGTTCAGCAATCATACATTTTTGAATACGATTGATCGTTCTAGCAAAACGAATATCTTGAAGTGATAAATTTTTCCCATCTCCGACGGGTTCTTCAAATCCTAAAAATGCTTTAGGAATTCTTAAAGCTGTTAGAAGTTTCTTCTGAATGTACTCGATATCAGCAATTTCAGAAAGATTTTGAGCCCCTGCCAAGGTATCGATAGGTGTTGGTGCGGCAGGGTCTCTAACAGGAATAAAGAAATCTTGGTCAACCGCCATTTGATTGAATCTCATATCGACATTACCCGTTTTAGGGTCAGCTATTTGGTCTTTTTTGAATTGTTGTGCAAATCTTTGTACATATGGATACACATCAGCGTCATCCATATTCCCGACATAAACTTTGAAAACTCTTCTCTCAGGTGCTCGTGAGGTCCTATAAACTAACATCGCATCCTCAGCTAACACCAATTGTTTCCAAATTCTTCTTGCCTTCTCAGTCATCGATGTACCATATGGTAACTTACGATCATCTCCTAACAATCTAAAATGTGCAATTTCCCAACTATTAAAATCAAGTTGTTTGTTTTTCCAAGTGAATGTCAAACTTTTCACATCTGGTCTTGATGATTGTGCAGCCCCAAAACCTGAGGTCGCTCTACCTTTCATACCAACCTCGATCCTTTCTATCTCAATATTTGGTAACTGTAGACACCCAACAACACCTCTTTCAGGATCTAATTTCAAAAACACAAAATTATCACCATACTTAGCGGTATTACGCGTCCACATAGGTAAATTTGTATTGATATCTAAAGCATTATTAAACAAGTCAGCTAAAATTGATTTAATCCTCGGTGAGTCCGAATAGATTTGTAACATAAATCCATTTTCATCGACCGTAGTTGATTCTTCAGCGTATGTGTCTAATGCTGAGGCAATTTCAGGTGTGTATTCCATACTTTCAAAATCATAATATGATGCCAATCTTGTTGGTTCATAATACACCGCTTGATTGTATAGATTATTTTCAACTTTAGCCCATTGACTTACAAGATAATATGTTTGTTGAGCTTGAAGTTTTTGTTTTTCATATTCGTCTTTATTTTGGGTCTTGAGTAATTCTTTTTTATCAAAAGTATATGTTGGTAAATCTTGACCCAATAAAGAATTTGGCCCTAAACTTTGAGATAATCTCTGCCAAATCGTTAAATTTTTATTTTCCATAATTAACAATAAATATTCGACTAATTAAATCAACGCTTACCACTTCCAAACAACCATGAATATTCTTTATAATCGTTTAACGAAGGTTGATTTCTAAACGCAGGATTTTCTCTATAATTTGTATTTGGTAATGCGGGATTAAAATGTATTGTCGCTGGTTGTTCGTACGATTTAACCTCCCATGATTCTAGTAAAACCTTTGCTTGTTGTGAAACTTTTTGTAACTGAGCAAATGAATAATCCGCAACATAGACCGCCATAGCCAAAGACATAATAAGGTCATCATGTTGTCCTTTCATATGGTCTGGTCTACCATTCACATAAACAAAAGTGTTCATTTCGTTTACTAAACGAATAGAATGTATTTTCAAACCATGTCGAAAATATTCTTCTAACGCAGCAATAATTTGAACTCGTTTATTGTTGAAATTAATACCAGGTATTTTGTCTTGTATTTTTGGGTCAAATTTCCATTTATTTGCAATGTCCATACCATCCACATAAAGTTCTTTATAACCAAGTTCTTGGAGTTTTCTTGCTGTAGAAACTCCCATTCCACCTGTAATATCAACTACTACAAAGGCTTTATACATAGTCGCCCATTTATAAACTATGTCAGCTAAATTATCTGGTGGAAGTTTTCCCAAATATTCAACAGCTTGTTCTTTATCGTCAAAATCAAAAATTTGGAAAGTTGAAAAGTCTTCACTATCACCTCTCGAAACATCTACACCCATAATGTATCTGTGACCTATGATAGGTTCTTTCCACAACCATAATCCACCACTTACCATTTTATTTAATGGGTCTTTAACATCGTTTTCTAATATTTTTTGGACCAAGTTTGAATCAAATACGTTATCTCCTGACCCCAAAAAATTACACTCTAATTCTTGAGCAACTTTTCTTTTATCATATTTTAATTTTTTGACCATTTTTTCAAACCAATTCGATGTTGGTTTGAATCCATCATCAATAAGTCTTTGTATTTCGTCATAATCTCTATCCGCAGGTAATTTTTCTGAAACATCAACTATTTCAGGGTTTGGATATTCATCTCTGTTCAAATAAAAATGTATTAAATCATCTACTTTGATAAATTGTAAATCTTTTGTGTATCGTGGATCTCTCCACCAAAACATTTCTGATATTTTGAAATCGTTAATACCTCTTATTGATTGATCGTAAATTTCGTAATAAATTGGATCATACCCGTTTGGTGTTGATATTACAATAACTTTACCACCTGTGGATAATGAGGCCATACAAGCCGCCCAAAAATCACTATCGGCCTCGATATACGCCGCCTCGTCGAATATTAGAATTGTAGGAGTATAACCACGTAACGCATCCTTCGATGTTGCAACCGCTTTTACTTCACATCCATTCGATATTTTAAAGTGTCTTTGAGAGTTTTTTTCGGAACTGTATGTTATACCAACCCAACTAGGCCATTGGTCAATAAATCCTCTAACTTTATTTGCAAATTCAACAGCCGTATCTAACTTATTTGCAATACACAAAACCTTTTCAGGTTTGTTCTTGAGAGCAAAAGCTAATTTCTTACTTATCCAAGCAGCAGTTACCGTTGATACCCCTGCTTGTCTATACTTTTTGGCAATGTTTTCGTTGTACTCTTCGTAATCTTTGATAAGGTTTGCTTGATCAGGAAATAACTCTAATGGAACATATTTTGATTGAGTATTGTCGTAAGTTTGTAAATATGTTCTTAAAGCATATTCAGTATTCCTTACACATTTAGTGTACTCAAGTAATAATTGTTCTTTTGAAAAACCCATTCCATCAACTTTATTTGAAAAGATCGTCTATATTTATATCTCCCAACCCATCATCATCACCATCATCGTCATTATCTTCTTGACCTCTTTGATATTCAAGTTCATTTAATTTACTCACAATTTCATTTACCATTCTATCAATAATTTGGTTGGCCTTAGGATCTCCACTTAAAACCTTTTTAGTCAAATTAATGAAATCCTCAGCACTTATCATCACAAATTTTTGAAAAAGATAATTTTGAATGAATTTTTGACCAGGTTCGAAAATTTTGTTCGGGTAAGTGGTAATTAACTTTTCCCAAAAAATTGGACCAAATCTTAAATCCCAAACTTCTGCAGGTAATGTATCTTCATACCCCGTTACCGCTTTTTGTTGGTCAGGGTTTGATGGTAAACCAAAGGTTCCTATGACATCGTATGTTCCTTTGACTAATTCATGTAATAAAACAGGAAATATAACACCCCGTGCAACTACTTTAGGTGGGTCTGAGGTTGTATCAATTTCTTCTGAACCAGCCTTACTACCCATCAAATTATTCAACATATTTTCATTCAAAATCCAATAAAGTATTTCATTTATAGACATTAACGTACCATACAAATTCAACAATCTAGGATCTAAAGCGTTTAATTTTTCTTCAACTAAATGAAACATATACTGACCTTTAGCTCCAGCACCCTGAATAAACATATTAATCAAACGTCTTTTACTTCTTTCGATATTAAATTCGTCCAAGGCCTTTATTAACGCATCAACAGGGTTTTCCTCTTCATTTTCAGGATCTTTGAAAAGTTGAAGTATTTCTTCTTCAGTTTTTTCATCAGGTTCCATCTGAAATCCTTCATCAGGAATTCCTGATTGACTCACTAAGTAAGCTTCATACTCAATTTCTGTAGGTGCTATTTCTAATTCCTGTCGGACTAATTCAATAGATAAATTTTCTAGATATTCTTTGTGTTGTCTTTCAATGTTTACGATTTCTCTCAAAGCACCCATTAATAACATTTGTAAATTACCAATACTTCTTATGTCAATAGGTCCTGGAATTTGAGCATATCTCCTAATATTATCGACAACTTGTTTGAATCTATCGGATGCAATAATTTCCTCAAAAGTTTGGGTTCCTGTAGTTTTTGGTAAAAAAGGTTGTTTTGAAACGGGAGTCTCTCCTCTTTCAATTTTCCTTTGAATACTAGGATCCATCCTTTCAGGTCTTCCGCCATAATCGATGGGAGCTTCTTTTATATGTTTTTTGTAAGACATTATTTTTTAAATTTTATATTTAATTGATCAAATGTTAAATAATCTGGTATTTTAACCTTACCAGGATTTGGTACTAAATCACGAATTTTGTTTTCAGTTGTTTCTATCTCCTTAAGATCACTTTCTAATTTTCCTTTTGTAATTGAAAACACTGGAGTTTGTGATTTCTTATTCATTTTGAATTTTCCAATTTGTTTGTTGTTGTGTAAGGGTCTTTTGATAATAGATTGATTTTGCGCAATCATCTCAATAAGTGTTGCTTTGTCTGTTTGTGGTAATAAATTTGTTTTTATCTGATTTCTTGTTATGTTCTCCAAAATTGGAATTATTGGGTTCTTGTTTTCCTTAATTTGTTTTTTGACATCCATAACACATCTCTCGTATTGTTTCATTTGGTTTTTAGACCAATCACTTCGTTCAGTACTACCAAATTTTTTACCCATGGTTGCGGTACATATTGCCCATGGGTTTTTTGTTTGTTTTTTTTCCGTCATCTCACCTTCATCCATACCATCACCATAATTACCAAAACCATCATCTGTAGATGGACCAACCTGATGAGGGTCTTGCGTTCTTTGTCCTTTTTCGAAGTCCATAGGATCTTCTTCATCCTCTTTCATCTCGTTAGAAATTTTTACATTGAGTCCTTTACTAGCTAAATCACGAATTTTACTAGAATCTGTAGTTTTTGGAACTGTAACAGAACCAGTTTGTGTTTGTTCTTTTAAACTATTTATTTGTTTTAATAACACATTAATTGATTTATATGACAATTTATCTATAAATTGTTTACTAAATCCATTTTCTAATAATTTCTTTTTAGACATATGACAATTGTTTTTCAAATTCTAATACGATGTCTCTTTCGTAAAGTTTATCGTTGATACTTTTTTCAGATTCTCCGAATTTAAATACCAATCTTTTATTCTCACCACAACTTTCATCAGTTTCCCATCCCAATGCTATTATATCCTCCATAGCGTCAATAACTCCCATATAATCGGAGTTCTGTACTAACTCCATAACTACTTCGGTGTTATGTAGTATACCAACTTTTTGAATATATTTTATATCAGGAGGAGTTGGAGTTCCATGAGCTGGTTTGGAATCCCAATTCTCGCCCCAAACGTCAAAAACATCACTAAAGATAAATTCGTAAATATTATCCCCTTTATAGTTTGGTCCTAGTCCGTTGATATAAATAAGATGACTCATAGAAATTCACCATCTAAACTAATTTTCAAAATATTGTCTTCATGTTCAAAAACTAAATTTTTTAAATTTGTTTTTCCTTTGAACTTAAATCCACTAGTTTCACGTATAATAAACTCAGCACTTTCCCTTTGTTCTTTGGTCTCTGCTAATTGTCTAACTTGTTTTATTGCAATTTTTTTGTAGTGATTGTTTTTATTTTTTTTCTGTAATTGTTCATTTTCATTAATTCTATAATATTGAGATAATAGTTTTTCAACCTCAGATTCAGCAAATACAGAATCCATTAAAGAACTTACTTTTTTACGAAAAAAAGAATCATCTTCAATATCTTCCTCAAATTCTTTTTTTGTCGGAGACATTTGAGAATTTTCAGTGTCAAGTTCCGTATCAATATCCATTTCCATATCGGTGTTCATTTCATCCGAACCCATCATGTCTTCGTCATAATCTTCTTCGAATTTAGTTAAAATATCTTCACGATCCTCATCGTCCAATTTAGCTAAATTAACTGCCGATAATATTGAATTTAAAACATATTTGATATCTTCGGAGGTCATTCCCACAGAATCATCCAACATTCTTAACTTTTGACCCAACTTTCCGGTTAATTTTTGGACAGTACGAAAAGTAACCTCTTCTCTATCTCCCATACTAGGCATCTCATCGCCCATATCAGGCATTTCTGCACCCATATCAGGCATCTCATCACCCATATCGTCCATTTGTTCACCAGAACCACTCATGTCTTGACTCATATCCATAGGAGGTAAATCATCTGGCGGTGTTGTACCTGTCTGAGATGATTGTACATCAACAGAAGGCATTTCTTGTGGAGCAACAGGTTGTGATGTAACAGGATCAGGTGCTACAGGTGGTTTTGGAGTTTTAAGAGTGAATTTTTTTTGTTCACCTATGTTCAAAAGTGGAGTTTCCTCTTGATTCTCAGTTAATCTGTTGACTTCTTTTGCAATTAAGTTAAGACGCTTAAGAGCTGCGGAATATGAACTATAATGTTTTCTATTTTTCATCGGTTCAATATAATCATATGACTCATCAACTCTTTTTTTGATGACATATCCCATTTTTTCTTTAACAATTTCATATTCTTTTCCATCTGACAAAACTTTACTATATTCAGTTCTATCAGTTTCATTAATATTACTCGGAATATTTTCTTTGTATCGTGAAATTTCTAAAATCCTTTTTATTTTAGATTCACCTGTTAGTTTTTCACTTCCGATCGGTTTTAAGTCTGCCATTTTATTATTTTTTTTAATTTTATTATGAATTTAACCCGTGCATTCCACCCAATTGAACCATTCCTAATTGAATAATTGCAACTTCTCGGTTGGTCGACCAAATAGGGTGTGGTAAAGTTGATTGAGTTACACTTGTACAAGTACAACCTGTTGTACTGAAACAAGTTTTACATTCAAAATATTCTGTTCCAGCGCTAAATGCTCCTACCATAATTTTTTTTATAGATAAATATACTAAAATGACAAATAATTCATTTTTTGTAAATTACAATGAAAGTTTCCTATCCATTAATTGATTTTTGAATGTATTCAATTTGTCCAAATATCCATTTCTTCTCAAAAATTTAAAAATCATATTTTCATAAGATAATTCACCACCACTATCTAAACCTGACTTTCTATATTTTTTTAATTTATCTGTGAAATTTTTTATCTTTTTAAGTGCGGTGTCAATATCCAAATCTTTGACATCAATCATTAAATTATCAATTCTATCCATCATTGTGTCCGCTTTTTTGAGGAAAAACTTTTTATCAATCGATACTTTTTTCTTAACTGGTTTATTAATCCAATCATTGTAAAGGACTGAAAATACCCCCGAGGACACATGTTTTTCTGAAATATCTTCAGCGTATAATTCCACCTCATAACCTTTTACGGTTATGTCGTGGTTTTCATTAAAAAGTGTTTTTTTTAAATTGAAAAGTTCTTTATACAATTCTCTTTCAGATGGTTCGAATTGATCATAATCCAAAATTACATGTAAATCTATATCTGAAAATTTGGACCAGTTAAAATTTGCTAAAGATCCTGTGAACCTTACATCTGAAACGAAAACATCGTCACCTAAATAACCCTGAAATTCAGAAGCTATTTTCAATAAAACTTTTCTAATTTGAGGTTTTAATACTGGGTTGTCTGTAAATACATTATTCCATATTTCACCATTGAGAATATCTCTAGTTTCAAATGACTTAAGTATTTCTTGATAACCTTCCATTCATTATAAATATTCACTCAAATCAGTTTTTTGTATTTGAATACTTTGGCAATTTTTGTATTAAAGAAATTACCTTGAGATTCCGCTAATCTAAATTGAGCGTATACTTTATGAGGTACATTTTCATATGAATACCTCGTACCATTTTTGAATTCAACCACCAAACTACTATCACTAGTGTCGTATTCCGATCGAATTAAATTCGATGATTGAATTTCATTTATAATTTTGGTACCCTCGATTGTTTGTTTTAAAATTCCCATATTTCTAAAATTAAAAGACCGACCTTTCAAGGGGTCGGTCTTTTATAAATATACTGACATTAATTTTTACACTTCAGTATACTCAATATCTTGAACTTCGTTATTTGAAGTTTCATTACCATCTTCAGGTTTCATCGTCGAATAAATTTCATTTGAAACCTCTGTAAAAACTTTATTCAATTTTTCTGAATATTCTTTACACTTCTCTTCATTCCGTTCTGAATATGCATTTTCTAAATGACTGAGTGTTTCATTCAACTTTGAAGATTGTTCTTTAGTGAATTTGTCCTTCCATTCTTCCATATTTTTCTTTGTATTGAATATTTGAGAATCACATTGATTGAATAATTCAACTCGTTGTTGAGCTTGTTTATCCTTTTCCAAGTTTTCTTGAGCTTCTCGTTTCATTCTTTCGATCTCTTCAGTGGATAGTGAGGATCCACCTTCGATTCTTATTTTATTTTCTTTACCTGATGCCTGATCTTTTGCAGTTACGTGTAAAATTCCGTTAACATCAATATCTATTGTAACTTCAATTTGTGGTACTCCTCTAGGGGCAGGTGTAATACCTTCTAAGAAAAATCTTCCTAGTGAACGATTGTCATTTGCCATTGGTCTTTCACCTTGTAACACGTGAATATCTACTGTTGGTTGATTATCCACAGCTGTTGAGAATGTTTGTTGTTTTTTGATTGGTATTGTCGTATTTGCCTCGATAATTTTTGTCATCACACCACCCATAGTTTCAATACCGAAAGAAAGTGGAACTACATCTAACAACAATACATCATTAACTTCTCCTGTAAGTACAGCTCCTTGAATAGCAGCGCCTAAAGCCACGACCTCGTCAGGATTTACAGATTTGTTTGCTTTTTTACCAATAAAGTTTTCAACGGCTTCTTGAATTGCAGGAATACGAGTAGATCCACCGACCAAAACCACTTCATCGATGTCTGAAGGTTTTAGGTTTGCATTTTTCAAAGCTTTTTTTGCACAAGCAATTGTTCTATCTACCAAATCTTTTGTTAATTGTTCAAATTTACTTCTTGATAAAGATTTAACAAAGTGAATGGGTACATTATCACTAACAGAGATATATGGTAAATTAATTTCACTTGATGGTGAGGAAGAAAGTTCAATTTTTGTTTTTTCCGCGGCTTCTCTGATTCTTTGCAATGCCATAGGGTCCTTGGTAAGATCTATATTATATTCAGCTTTAAATTCAGATACCATCCAATTGATAATAGCATTATCAAAATCGTCCCCACCCAAATGAGTATCACCATCAGTTGATTTAACTTCGAAAATACCATCACCAATTTCTAATACCGAAACATCGTGAGTACCACCACCACAGTCGAACACAAGAATTTTTGAATCTTTCGATTTTTTATCCAATCCATATGCTAAGGCTGCAGCCGTTGGTTCATTTATAATTCTTTCAACCTTCAACCCTGCAATTTCCCCAGCTTCGATCGTCGCACTTCTTTCTTGATCACCAAAATATGCGGGCACCGTAATTACTGCTCTTGTTACTTCATATCCCAAATAATCTTCTGCAGTTTTTTTCATTTTTTGTAGAATAGCCGCAGAGATCTCTTGTGGGGTGTATGTTCTATCATCAATTTTTACACCAACCAAACCATTCGAAGTTTTTATTGTTTTGTAAGGTACTTTTTTAGTTTCAGATTTACATTTATCAAAATCTTTACCAACAAATCGTTTAATTGAGTAAATTGTTTTTTCGGGATTAGTAACCGCTTGTCTTTTTGCGGGGTCACCAACTTTTCTGTCTTTATCAGTAAAAGCCACAATTGATGGTGTAGTTCTTTTACCTTCTGAATTGGCAATTACCAAAGGTTGACCTCCTTCAATAATTGCTACTGCTGAGTTTGTGGTACCTAAATCAATACCAATAATTACATTTTTATTCATAACTTTATTTTTTATATTTTTATTTTGATACAATCAAAAACAAATAACATACCAAATAGTAAAACGTGTCAATATGACATATAAAATTTATTTTATATGACAATTTGACAATCATTGTTTTTTACACAATAGTTCACTATATTTGTAAAAAAATTACAATCATGATTGAATCAATGGATGACAACGAAAAAGAACAAGAAGTTCGTAAAAAAAGTGGAGGAACTCCAGTCTTGGATAATTTCAGTAGAGATTTGAATAAACTCGCATCTGAAGGCAAACTAGACCCAGTTATTGGTAGAGAAGTTGAGATTTCTCGAATTGCACAAATTCTTTCTCGTAGGAAAAAAAATAATGCTATAATCATTGGTGAACCAGGGGCTGGTAAAACCTCTATAGTAGAAGGTTTGGCAATTCAAATTCATGAAGGTAAATGTCCGAGAAATTTAAGGGATAAACGAATCGTAAATTTGGATCTGACTTCAATTGTGGCTGGAACCAAGTATCGTGGTCAATTTGAAGAACGAATGAAAGCTATCATCGAGGAAATTGCTGAAAACCCAGACGTTATCATCTTCATAGATGAAATCCACACTATGGTAGGCGCCGGAAATTCATCAGGGACAATGGACGCTTCGAACATTTTTAAACCCGCTCTTTCTCGTGGGGAAATTCATTGTATCGGAGCGACGACATTTGATGAATACCGACAACATATTGAAAAAGATGGAGCTCTCGAAAGACGATTTCAGAAGGTTGTTGTTGATCCACCTTCCAAATCAGAAACTCTTCAAATCATTAAACAGTCCAAAACAAGATATGAAGATTTTCATAAGGTGACATACTCAGATGAGGTTTTGGAACTATGTGTAAATTTAGCAGATCGATATATTACGGACAGAGAATTCCCAGATAAAGCTTTTGATATCTTGGATGAAGTAGGTTCAAAATCACAAATTGATATCAAATCTCCACCAATTATTGAAAATCTCAAGAACAAAGCTGCAGAAATCAAAAAACAAAAATTAGACGTAGTTAAAAAACAAGACTATGAAAAAGCTGCAGATCTAAGAGATGCCGAGAAAAAAATATTGGACAAGTTAGAAATTGAAAAAAACAAATTTGAAAAGGAACTACTGATGAACAAACGTCCAATAGATGTTGACGTTGTATTAGATGTTGTTTCCAATATGACCAAAATACCTTTGAATCGATTGACTCTCGACGATAAGAATAGTTTATCGAATCTTGAAACTGAGTTATCTAAAAAAGTGATAGGTCAAAGTGAGGCTGTCACAAAAATCTCAAAATCTATTCGTAGGAACAGACTTAAATTTAAAGATCCTAACAAACCGATTGGTTCTTACATTTTCTTAGGAGCGACAGGTGTTGGAAAGACCCACTTAGCAAAACAACTTGCTGAACAAGTTTTCGGTTCTTCTGATGCATTAATTCGGGTCGATATGAGTGAATATCAAGAAAAACACACTGTATCTAGGTTAATTGGGGCTCCCCCAGGTTATGTTGGTTACGACCAAGGAGGTCAACTTACTGAACAAGTAAAAGCAAAACCATACTCACTCGTTTTATTTGATGAAATTGAGAAAGCTAACAAAGATATTTTTCATACACTTCTCCAAATGTTGGATGAAGGACACATCACCGATGGTTTAGGTAGAAAAATTAGTTTCAAAAATTGTCTAATTATTATGACCTCAAATATTGGGATCAAAAAAATTCAAGATTTCGGAACGGGGATTGGATTTACAACAAATCGATACGCTGAAGAGGAAAAAAAGAAATTGATCCTTAAATCTGAAATGAAAAAATATTTCCAACCAGAATTTCTTAATCGTATTGATGATGTAATTGTTTTCAATTCATTGGGAAAAGAAGAGGTAAAAGAGATTGTTAAAATCGAAGTCACAAAACTTACAACCCGTCTGAAAAGTTTGAAAATTAATGTAATTTGTCAGGACTCAGTTATTGATCACATAGCCGAAGTTGGTTTTGATGAAACCTATGGTGCTCGCCCAATAAAAAGGGCTATACAAGAAAAAATTGAGGACCTAATCTCCGAAAAATATCTCTCAGGAGATATTGTAGAAGGTAAAAATTATTACCTTAACTTCAAAGAAGAAGAGATCAGAATATCAACAAAAAAAGGGACTTAAGTCCCTTTTTTTTTACCATCTAATTCCGTTAGGTTCCATTAGGTATGTTTCATAGCGTAATGATTCAATCATTCGTTTAACGACCTCGATTGAATTATAAAGGTCATCCAACACGATATATTCATTTGCGGTATGATAATTGTAATATCCACAAGAAATGTTAATTGAGGCTAATCCGTGTTTTAAAACCATTTGAGAAACATCAGTATACGGATGATACATATATTCAGGTTCAATCATCATTTCACAAATTATCGGATCTACACATCGAAAAAAATCTGAATTCCTTTTGAACAATCTCACACCACTACACACTTCAGAAACCATATAATTTTCGGGAGCATCAAGTTGGATGGTATACCCGACGTTTTTAAAAAATTCAGGATCACTATTTTTTGATCCGTGACAACCTGTCTCCTCACTTACAAAAAATGCCGCTTTAACATGCGGTAGATCCATCAAAATTGTAAGAGCACCAAAAATTCCACATTTATCATCACCACCAATACCTGTAGGTCTTCCTTTTGAGTTAACACCTTTTAAACATGTTTTGGACCTTTGTTGTCTGTCCTTACCTATGAATTCTTTGACAATAATTTTGTCAACTAACATATGAACAGTATCAGTGTGTGCAATTACACAAGGAAATACTTGGTCTGAAAATCTTTCAGAAGTTTTAGTAGCGTACACATTTCCATAATCATCGATATAATGGGGTATGTTTTGTTCAGTAAGAAATTTATCCAAAAACTCTATCATCAAGTCTTCTTGATAAGTTTTTGTTGGTACTGATAAAATTGATTTTAATAATTCGTAATTTCGGTATTCCATATTACATACAAATATAAATCAAAAATTTGACATTTCAAATTATAGCAGTATATTTATTTTACTTCGGGGCTAACAGGAATCGACTGGTTTCTACGGATCTGAAAGGGCATGACGGGGCTGAATTAACCTCGTAAAAACTGATTCAAAAAATCAAATGGCGATGTTTTCGCAAACATGGAGGCTATCGGACTCTTGAAGACCGAAGTCGCGGTTGTAGCTTAATTGATGCAATCACCAGGGGTTACGGACTGTACACCTTGCAACAGAAGTCCTAAAGGTGTGGTTTCTACCATAACAGGAATGGAGGATTTATTAAGTTTTTCCGTAATAAAACTTGATGTAGTTGTCGGAGACATTCATTTAAATGAACCGTCTATTTGTTAGTTAAGAATAACTAAATAATCATGTAGACCTTTCGTGAAGTAATTCACAGGACGGTGGTTCGAATCCACCTAGCTCCACACTTGAGACCCATCAAAATTGATGGGTTTTAAAAACATCCAGCAAATTTTATGTATCTTAGTTGACCATGTTTTTTTAAAATTTCAACAACCATCTTACCATCAATTTTAGAACTTCCTTTTAAAAATTGTTTGAAATCTTCAACTGCTAATTTAGCCTCTCTAGTATTATCTTTCATTAATAATTGAATAAGTGTGACTAAACCACCAGTATAAGTTTTTGGACCACCAAAACAATTTTCAGGGACATACACATCAGGTTTTTTCTTACTCGAGGTTTCTCTGATATGTCTTTTTAAATTTTCTCTTAATATTCTTTTCAAATCGTTCATATCCTTAAATATCTGTAATTTTAGAATTTTTCAAAATTTTTAAAATTATTAATAGTGTCCAAAATAATATACACTCATAATTAAAAAATATTTTTTTTTAGACACATTATTGATTAATTTAGGTTTATGTGTATATTTACATTATAAACAAAATTAAATATGAAAAACTTACTTTTCTTGGCATTGATTGCCACCGCTCTTGTCTCTTGTCAAGAAGCAACCGAAGAAACAACTGTTGAAGAAACTGTTGTTGAAGAAACTACTGAAGTTGTCGATACAACTGCAGTTGTAAATGATTCTACTCAAGTGAACTAATAAAAATTAATTTGAGAAAAATCAATTAAGTCCGAGACATCTCGGACTTTTTTTTACATTAATTTTTTGATTCTTTCAATTTGTTCTAATAACTTTTGTGTAGATCTATTTTCACCAGCCAATCCCATTACACCAGTTGGTAATGCCACTGGCGCATACAATTGATAAAAATCACGAGTGAGCGCTTGTTCAATATCTGTGGATGTCGTGTCTTTTGGTGGTTTTTCAGTATTATTATTGGTTTCATCCTCACCACTATTACTACTATTTGTGGCACCAACTATAGCCCAATTTTTAAAATTTACATAGTTTTTAATATCTCCATTTTTACTAGCAATATGTAGATGACTTTGCTTTGGATTAGTTTCCCATTTTACAACCTTTCCGATTAAATCGCCTTTTTTAACCTTTTGATTTTTACTTACATTAGATTGTATGTGTGTGTAATAAATTTCATCATTATTAGATTGAATAGTTACTCTGTCACCATAAATAGATCCTGTTCTTACATGGTTTTGATTCATAGATGTAACAGTTCCATCTGTCAATGAATAAACTTCAGTCCCCACAGGAACCATAAGATCATATCCATTTGCACTTTGCCATTGACCTGTTTGACCTGGTCTACTTCTATGACTATGTGGATTTGCACCAGGTCGAACATTATTGGTATCGAATAAATTAATCATTATATTAAATACACTTGTAAAGAATTGGATTCAGTTAATAACTGATTTTTAAAATTTTGTGAAAAACTATCATTTTCTAAAATTTCATCAGGAATTTCTGAAAATACCCAACTTAATGACATAAGTCCTAGTAAATTTTTATTTGTATCGTATATTGGAACTGAACAAAGTGCATAATTTCCAAAGTTCTTGAATAAACTTTTAGTCGGTAAATCTCTAATATCCTCTTCTATATTACTAAAAAACATAGACATATTTATAGTTTCAGATATGTACCAAGTATGATGGGAGACAAATGCATTCTGGAATCTTTCGAACATTCTTTCTAAACCATCTGAACATCTTTCGAAAGTTATTGACACTTTTTGCATCGGAGCTTGTGTATAAAACATTCCTCCATTGTGAAACTGCATAATATAAATTCTATCAGCGTTGTATTTCCTTCTCAATTCTTTAAGTGTGAAATGAACAACT